TTTTTTACCCACACCTAAAACAATAAGATATGGTCTTAATTTTATGTTTCATTGTGAAGACAATATCATATTAGATTTAGAATCAAATATGTTTGATATTGAATTTACAGGTAAAGATATATCTACTGTTTTTGACCCAACCACACTTGATTTTTCTGTAAAAAATGATATAATGGTGTTTAAGAAAGATTTAGAATTAGTTAAATTTAATTTTAGTGAAGATGTTGAACTAGTACGATTTGAAATGACAGATAAACTAAAATCATTTATCAATCAACCTGTCTATGGCACGGAGTTGTTTGAAGAAAGTAAAATATGAACAGTAAAGAATTTAGTCTAAAGATTGAAGGATTAGTTAAAGAAAGAAGATGTACTTATATGGAAGCCGTACTACTATATTGTGAAGAAAACGAAATAGATCCATCTACTACAAAACCAATGATTTCAAAAGCATTGAAAGAAAAAATTAAATTAGAGGCAGTTGATTTAAGATTATTAAAAGAAAAACCTAGTGGTAAATTACCTGTATGAGTAAGTTGAAGAATCCTTTTAAAAAAATATTAGACAATGTAAAAGGTACTCAATATGTAAGTAGTAAAACGTTTAGTGAATCAGGTCAAGTAATGAGAAGAGTAAAAGAAGTTTGTATTACAGAGTTAGATATACAAAATCAATTTGAAAAACAAAATGGTCTATCTCACTTCTTACAAATACCTATTGATGTTAATGATGTTTTTAGAACACACTTTCCTCTGGCACCTAGTGTAGATAGAATAGATAACGCAAAAGATTATTATCCTAATAATATTGTTATCAATACTAGATTTGAAAACAACGGTTTAAATAGATGTGATCCTAAGTATATGGATTATATAAAAGAATATTTGATAAAACACTTTAAGAGTCAATAATATGTATGGGGGTTTTGATGTATATAAAACTTATCTCGCTGTAAAACTACATTTTACCTCGAAGAGTTATGACTATCATAAATATGATGGTAAGATAAATTGTAAACTTGATACCTTTACAAAAAGAAATGATAGATACTTTTTTCACAAACTAAGTATTAAATATAAACAAGAGGAAATATTAGATTTTTTTGTATCTAATTTTATTAAAGATGAAAAGAAATGGGTCGGAAGCCTTTTACGGAATGATGGACAAGATATATACTTGGATTACAAGAAACGGCAAGACTCTTTTAAATACCATTTTAGAAACGATCTTTTATCTATTCATAATGATTTTAATGCTCGTAATATTTCTTTTGATGATGGTTTCTTATGTAATAGCGGACAACATCCTAGACTTTTACGCTTACTGCTTCAAAAGAAAACGTCTATCCAAACCATCGTTGTTCTTAACGAAATCTTATCGTTTACTAAAAATTGGGATAAAGAGGTTGCCGAGAAAGTTGTATGGCCTAAAATCTCATCTACGATTACCAAGTTAAAAGGATTTATGAAATATAATAAAACAGAATGTAAACTAATAGTAAAAGAAGTTTTTTCAAATGACAATTGAACCTTTAAAAGAAAAATTAGACGATAAAATTTCTAAATTAAACTCGACCAGAGTTTTTAAGAAAGTTACACCTAGATATGACTTATCTTGGTATATTAAATGGGCAAGTAGTATAACACTAATTTTTGCTATGATGTTTACAGCAGTTGAATTATTTCCTTTAAATATGTTTATAGCTAACATAGGTTTTGTAGGTTGGTTAGTAGTAGGAATGTTATGGCACGATAGAGCTTTAATAGTATTAAATTCAATATCATTAGCAATTTATTCAATGGGTATTTTAAATTATTATTATGGCTAGTCATACTATACCTTTCAATGCTACACCTATTCATATTGTAGAAACTGATTTTAAATTAGAATCAAATCAGTTAAAAACAATTAAAAATTTAAAGTATAGAACCCATGGTGAGAATAACACAAAACTTTCTGAAGATACACACATATTAGATATAGAAAGTTTAAAAACAATTAAAGATTTTATATCAAAACACTTTAATAATTTTGTAGATAACATATTACAAGTAGAGAATAAATTTTATATGTGTAATAGTTGGTCTTCTTTACAACAAAAAGGTGACTTTCATCCTGTACATATACACCCAAATACAATAATCAATAGCGTACTTTACGCTAAGATAGACACAGGCGAACTACAATGGATTATAGATAAAAGTCCTTTACAACAACCTGCTCTGATAGAGTATAAAATAAAAGAACAAAATATATTTAATTCAAAGTCTTGGAATGTACCACTTAAACAAGGCACAATTACATTTTTTCCTGGTCATATTGCTCATACATCAAAGACACATGATACAGATAATGAAAGAATAGCAATTGTAACTAGTTATTGGTTGAAAGGAAATTTAGGTAGTGCTGAAAAGTACAATGATATAATAGCATGAAAAGAGTATTTTGTATAGGTAACGGTGAAAGTAGAAAAGGTTTTAATTTAGAACAATTAAGACCTCATGGTAAAATATATGGTTGTAATGCCATTTACAGAGACTTTAAACCAGATGTTTTAGTAGGTGTAGATCATGGTATAACACATGAAATATACCGAAGTGGTTATGCTTATGAAAATGAATGCTACTTTAGAGGTTTTAGTAGATTGCCTGCTATGACTTTTGACATGACAGTACACGGTACAGACAATAAAGAAGTTATTAAATTGAATTTAGAAAAGTATGGTACATATTTACCTGATAATAGAAAAGATGAGACGCATTATATTTTTCATGGTATCAACTTAACAGGTAAAATTAATGTATTAGTCAATGGTAAAAAAGAAAATAAAGAAATAGATCATACAGGTGTTTATGTAACATGGGTAAGGGATGATGATAAAGCACATGATCTTTCTGATATTATAAAACCCAAAGATAGAGGTTGGGCTTGTGGGGCAACTAGTGGTTTAATTGCCTTGTTGAAAGAACAACCAGATGAATTATATATGATAGGACACGACCTAAACAGTAAAGATGGCAAACTAAACAATTTATACAAAGGTACTAAGTGTTATGCCCCAGCACAACAAAGTGCTATACCCTCTGTAAACTGGATAGATCAATGGAAGAAACTATTTAGAGAGTTTACAGATACAAAATTTTATAAGGTAAATGAAGTAATAGAAGACAAATCTAACGAAATATACGTCAAAGATGATGTAAACAAGAAGGTCTTAGAGTGGGACGGTACTGTCAAAAATTTAGACTATATTGACTTCAATGAACTCAAAAGGCGCTTGACATTGGCATAGAAATATGTTATATTGGTATTCATATGTTTGATAATTTTATATATAGAATATTAGATAAGATTGTCAATTGGTGTGAACGATATAAAGAGTATAGAATTAAGAAATCTTTGCCAAAGCCTAGCCCAAATGAGTTAAAAAAATGGGTAAAGCAACGTGAAAAGTCTTATAAATAATAATGATACCGATTATACAGGTAACACAAAAACAATAATACGATTAATACAAGGAGAATACGATTATGGATTTTGAAACATTAAAATCATCCGCCTCAAATTTTGATAAACTCACAAAGGCATTAGAGGCAAATGCTAATCCCGAAGAAAAAGATAGTAAGAACAAATACCAAGACGATAGACTTTGGAAACCAGAGTTAGATAAAACTGGTAATGGCTATGCTGTTATTAGATTTCTACCTGCTAGTGAAGGCGAAGAAATGCCTTGGCAAAGAGTATGGTCTCATGCTTTCCAAGATAAGGGTGGTTGGTATATTGAGAACTCTTTAACAACACTAAATCAAAAAGATCCTGTCAGTGAAGAGAACACTAGACTATGGAATACAGGCATAGAAGCCGATAAAGAAATTGCTAGAAAGAGAAAAAGAAAATTATCTTATTACTCAAATATTCTAGTAGTATCTGATCCTAAACATCCAGAGAATGAAGGTAAAACTTTCTTATTCAAATTCGGTAAAAAGATATTTGATAAGATTACAGAAGCAATGAATCCTGCATTTGAAGATGAAAAGGCAGTTAACCCATTTGATTTTTGGGAAGGTGCAAACTTTAAACTAA